CGGTGGGAGCCGATGGCAGCACACTCGTTGCAAACTCTTCTGCCAGCACAGGCGTATCGTGGGCAGGGCCAACAGTCACGGCTGGCAAGAATCGCATTATCAATGGCGCTTTTGACATTTGGCAACGCGGTACTTCCTTTAGCGGAGTTGGCGGCTACACCGCAGACCGTTGGAAAATCAATGACGGCACTCCAGGAAATGTAACAATTTCTCAGGTAACTGGAACAACTGGCTTCCAATATGCCTATCAGCGTTCATCAACTGGAACTTCATCGTTCACCCAATTGGGACAACAGATTGAGTTTGCCAACTGCTACGACTTGCAGAATCAAACTGTAACCATTTCATTTTGGGCTAAGGCTAATAACGCAAATAGCGCTTCAACTGCCCTTACAGTCCGTACTCGTACTGTTGCTGGCGTAGATGGAGCAGCATTGTTCTCAGGCACAGCATCAGATACATCAAAAACCCTTACAACATCGTGGGCTTATTACACAGTAACCAAGGCGCTTCCTGCGACTTTTGGTGCGTTGTCTTTGGAATTTGCAGGTGCATCAGGCGCAAGCGGCGATGGGTATTCTATTGATGGCATCCAACTAGAACTAGGTTCAGTTGCAACTGCTTTCTCCCGCGCTGGTGGAACACTTCAGGGGGAGTTAGCCGCTTGCCAGCGGTATTACTACCGAACATCGGCACAAACTTATGGTCGCTTAGGCTTTGGCAGCGCATCATCAACGACTAACGCACAGATTTTAGTAAATCTACCATCAACGATGAGAACTGCGCCTGCAAGTGTTGATTACTCAACTTTATTAGTTTATGACACAGTTACATTATCGTCAGTAACAAATGTGACTTTGACTGCGACAGGTCAATCAACTAATACTGCTGCTATTGACTGCACAGTTGCTTCAGGATTAACTCAATATCGTCCTTATTCTTTAACAAACAATAATTCAACAAGTGCCTACATCGGATTTAGTGCGGAGTTATAATGGACAATGTAACTTTTATTACAGTTAATGGCGTAGAACACGCCATCATTGACCGAGGCAATAACGAATTTACATCTATGCCGAAGAGCCTTTATGACGCACAACAGGCTGCAAGCACACTCCCATCCAACTCTTCTATCCCACAGGCAGGTGAATAATGAGTCGCGCACAACTTACAAGTACGGTAGAGCAAAACTCGGCAGGAGCAGCGGCTCCAGTTGTAGCGGGTAAAAATTACATTGCCAATTCAGGGTTTGACATCTGGCAGCGTGGTACTTCATTCACATTCTCATCTACCGTTGCAGCATCAACAAGCACTTACACAGCCGATAGATGGGCTTTTGGCGGCACGGGTGCTTTTACAGTTACGCAGCAAACCCCATCTAACACCGCATCCCCTTATGCTTTGAGATTGCAAAGAACATCTGGAAACAGCACATCAGGTGATTCATTTATTACCTACACGATGGAAACAAATACTGCAAAACTTTTGGCAGGGCAAACAGTCACCTTGTCTTTCTATATGAAGGCAGGAAGCGGTTTTACTGGAACAACAACTTATATCATTTCACGATTTGGAACTGGTACTGATGAAGGTTCCAATGCTGGTTATAGCGGCTTATTCACAGGGTCAAATCAAATCATCAAAACACAAACGCCTACTACAACAAGCACTAAATACTCGTACACTTTTGTAGTTCCATCCTCAACAAAGGAAATGATATTTCTTATAGGTTATTCAGGTGCATCTGGCACTGCTGGAAGCAACGACTACCTTGAGTACGAGCAAATGCAGTTAGAACTTGGCTCGGTTGCTACACCTTGGTCAAGAGCCGCTGGAACACTCCAAGGCGAGTTAGCCTTGGCGATGAGGTATTACTATCGTGCAACCTCAGTAGGTTCATCTAGCAATTATCAACATTTTGGTATGGGTCAAGCATATTCATCAAGCGCTGCAAAAGTTCCAATTCCTCTTCCTGTTGCAATGAGAACTGCCCCATCAATTTCATCAACAGGAAGCCTAGGTTTGCTAAATGCTGCAAACTCTGCCATTGGCAATGCCTCTGTGGGTGCTGATGGAGTTAGCACAACAGTTGCTGGAACTTATTGGACTGGAAGTTCCGGTTTGGTTGCTGGAAACGCAACAACCCTAATTGCAAACGGCAATTCATCTTGTTACATAGAGTTTAGTTCGGAGTTGTAATGCCTTCAATTTATACAGTAATTGCTGCTGACCCAACAACACTTGTTTCGGGAAGCATCCAGCGCACCGATGAAGATGGAAAAGTTTGGTCAATCCCTATTGACCCTGCCAACTCAGACTACCAAGCCTATCTAGCCACACTTGCAGCCAACTCTGCGCCTACGGCCTAACCTGCTAATCTAGCATTGGGGCAACTGCCTCAAATATAAAAAAACAAACAAAGGAAAACCAAATGTACGATAACAAGCAATTCAGCCAAATCTCTAAGATGGTAGAACTAAATATCATTGATGTCCACGAAGCCCGCAGACTACTCAAAGTAGATGACTGGTTAGCGGAACTTTCAGCCACGCCACAGGCGTAGATTTGCCAGCCTAGCCCCTGAAGGTGTAAGGTATTTCCTACCTAGAAGGGGGTACGGCTATGATTAAATGGATTGAATTGGTAGTAGTTGCGGTCTTGGGGATAATTCCCCTCGCGCAAACTCTTATTAGTGAATATAAAAATAACTGGTGTGAAATGTGTGGCGTAACGGAAAATCACCAATCGCAACACTTGACTGAGAGTTTGCCAGAATGATTTTTTATAAGGATAAGTTTCGCGGCAGAGTCAAAAAGCGTCGGCCATTTTACTATGACGCGTGGATTGAGAAATTAGAACATAACTACCAAAGTTGGTATGTCTATGATGGCCCTTACAGATTCTTTACCAAATCCTCTGCCAACCGATATATCAATCGGACATTGGAACACTCCACCGAGAGTTAAGAAGTGTTACCCTTGATCTATGGAGCTAGTACCGCTTGACGAAATCTATCGTCAGCTCAAGAACCGCTACGATACAAGTGGCTTTAGCCCGTATGTTATCCGCACCGATTGGCAGATCATCCGGCGCATAGGCGTACACCCTGCGCTCGCTACCGTTCAGGATTTAGAGAAGGTAGTCCTATCGGCTACCAAGCAAAGCACCAAGGCAAACTATGTTTCCCGGTTGCGCTCCATCTACAAGCACCTCAACAAGATGGGCTTAATCAACGGCAATAACGCCGCTGAGGATCTTCCTAAAGTCAAGGCTGGTCGAGGCGTACCTAAGCCCGTTACCCAGTCTGAGTTTGATAAGTTGATGGCCGAGGCTACGCAACCTTACAAGGATTGGTTTATCTTAGGCGGTCTAGTCGGACTACGCGCCCACGAAGTAGCCAAGATTGAAGGCGCTGACCTCATAGAAGATAACGGCGGATATTCGCTACGGGTGGTTGGTAAAGGCAAGACAGATCTAGTAGTGCCAGTAGCCAAGAAGGTCGCTGAGGTTATCAAGAGCTATGAAACGCTTGGCAGACTTTGGCAGATTGACCCTAACAGTTTCTCCAAGAAGGCGGCTAACGAGATGCGCCGAATCCTCGGGCCAAACGCTAAGCACTTTCACTCTCTGCGCCATTACTTTGCTACTACGATGTTGGAAAAGTCCGGCGGTGATCTCCTAGCCGTGAGAGATCTGATGCGCCACTCTTCGGTAGCCACAACGCAGGTTTATACGCAACTCTCACAGGACAAGACACGATCACTTGTGAACTTGATAGAGTAGCCCAATGAACTTAGTCCAAAAGGCGGTTGGGCATGGGGGCAAGTTAGCCCCAATAGCAATACCTAATACCTTTGGGGGAATGAACCCCTCGGTCTTTATTGACTCTGACGGCGATATCCTCGTTAATGTCCGAGTAGTCAATTACATTCTTTACCATAGTGAGAACAAGCAGCTCTACCCTTCTAACTGGGGGCCGCTCGCCTATCTCCATCCTGAAAAGGATCAACGCTTAGTCACCGAGAATTACCTCGTTCGCCTCAATAGCGATTTAGTAATGACCGACTGCACCAAGGTTGAGATGCTTAACCTGCATCAGCCTATCTGGGAGTTTGTTGGGCTTGAAGATGCTCGCCTCGTTATGTGGAATAACACATATTTTCTGATTGGCGTTCGCCGCGATACAACCCCTAACGGCGTTGGTCGAATGGAGTTATCTGAGGTCGCGCTAGATAAGACCAACTGGACTGCGCGCGAGATTGACCGCAAGCGAATCCCCGCACCCGCGCCAGATAGCTCGTACTGCGAGAAGAACTGGATGCCGGTACTTGATAAGCCTTATCACTTCGTCAAGTGGTCTAGTCCTGTTGAAGTTGTCAAGTTTGACGGCACAGAAACCAAGCAGGTTAGCGTTCGCCAAGGATTTCAACCGCCTAAAGATCAGCGTGGCGGCTCTCAACTCATACGATGGGGCAACTGCTACATCTCGATAACCCATGAGGTTGATCTCTTTAAGAACTACCTTCAGCAGAAGGATGGCATATACCGGCATAGGCTCTGTGTCTATGACGATCAGTTAAACCTTGTCGGACTATCTAAAGAGTTCTCGTTCCTAGATTTTAGGATTGAGTTCTGCGTAGGAATCGCCGAATACGAAGGCGATCTACTGATTAGCTTTGCCGTTGCCGATAACGCCGCATTTGTGTTACGCACACCACGCGTTATTATTGAGGACTTAATAGCGGAGGCGCTTGATGCTTGATGAACTGATCTACGCACTATCTAAAGACCCATTTGACCCTAAACTCAACTTTGATGTTGCCGTTGAATACGAGAAGGCAGATCAGATAGCGAGCGCAGTTTCTTTCTATCTACGCACCGCAGAGTATGGCAAAGAGTGGGGCGATCTTTATGTCTATACCTCGCTGCTTAAACTTGCCAAATGCTTTAACGATCAGAATGATCGCCTAACAACTGTTGAAACTTGCCTCATGCAAGCAATCGGTTATGACCCGGATCGCCCAGAAGGTTTCTTCCTCTTGTCGCAGTTCCACGAACGCCAAGGCAACTGGCGCAAGGCGTGGGTTTATTCGCGCATAGGTCAGAATATCGCCAACGATGATTTTGGCTTTAGCCCGCTACCTGCCGATGTTGGCTATGTATCGTATGCCCTAGAGTTTGAAGAAGCAGTTGCCGCATGGTGGCTAGGCCGCAAGCAAGAATCTATTGATATCTTCAACGAGCTACTTCGATTAGATATATCTGACGAATACCGCAACGCAATAGAGGCGAACCTTGCCGTTATTCTTTGATATTGGCGCGAATCGGGGAGATGCTACGGTTGCTGCGCTCGCTCAAGGTTACGATGTAATAGCCGTAGAACCGTCACGGATTTATGCAGATCTTGTCAAGAATTTTATCTACGAACCTCGCGTAACCCCGCTCAAGTTCGCCGTATCTGATAAAGATAACGAGCGTGTGGAGTTCTACGAGGCGCAAGAAGATGGGCTAAGCACCCTCAATAAAGAGTGGCTTACCTCGGACACAATGCCCTATGCCGGCAAACCCTTTTGGACTACCCACGCCAATACGATCACGATAGACACCCTCGCCAAGATATACGGCGAGCCTGATCTCATAAAGATAGATGTTGAAGGCGGCGAGTGGTCAGTATTCAAGGGCATGATCTGTAAATATAAGATGCTTACCTTTGAGTGGACTCAGGCAACGATAGACGAACACCAGAAGCAACTACATTACCTAGCGGCTCTTGGATATACGCAGGTTGCACCGCAGTTCATCGTCAATCACTTAGAGCAACCTACTGAGTGGTATGACATAGATCAGGACTTATGGGCTTGGCGAGATGCACACGCTAAGGCTTGGG